TGTATATACACAGCTTCTTTATATTTATACAATTTCTTCTAAGTTTTAATCATACATTTGGAATAATTTCTGTAGTTTTAGAACCTCTTTTCTGCTTTGGTGATTCCAATTGTTTTATTGTTTTATTCAAACTTTCTACCAATTGATTCAATTGCATATTTTTTGCTTCAACTGCAACCAATTGAGCAAACATCTCCTGAGATCTTGCCTGATATGCACTCAATAAATATTTTAAATCTTGTTCAGTCATAAAAAAAAGGGAGCTATTGCTCCCCTATTTAGAAATTAAATCTTATCAGAACGCCCCACCATCAAGAGTGATATTTGTTAGTACGTTTTCACCAGAAGCACAATCAATCACTTTATCTGTTGTTCCATTACAACCAGTAACATATAAAGAACCAATTTCAAAATCAGCACATGTGGTTGTTGTTAATACTCCACCACTTTCACTAACAACAGAAGCTGCAACAATACGGGATGTACTATCATCCCAAAAAACAGCTGCTTTCTTAGCAGCATCTGTATAGTAATTAAAAAGAACGCCAATATCTTTATTCAAATCCGAACCAGGAGCATTACCATTAACCATACCCAAATCTAAGAGTTGATCTTCAATAGTTGTAACAGCTGTGTTTACTTGAGTAGTAGACCCATTAACAATAAGATCACCAGCAACTGTTAAATTCTCATTAAGAGCAACAGCACCAGTACTATCTGTGATAGTAATAGCGGTTGTACCATCTTTTGCTTTTACATTTGTTACTTCTACTGTTGGTACATCAATTGAAGTTGTAACAACTACAGCAGAAGGAAGACCAATAGTAATAGTATTTGAAGCTCCTGCTGTTTCAATCTCATTAGCTGTACCAGCAATAGTTAAAGATTCTGAATCCAAATCAATAGAAAGAGCACCACCACTATCACCTTGGAAATCTAAATCTTGGGCAGTTACTTGAGAATCAACATATGCCTTAATTGACTGTTGTGTTGCCAATGATGTTGCACTGTCACTTCCCATAGCATCTTCATCAAGTATTGAAGTAACAGTAATAGAACCCATCTTAAGTTGGGCTAGGGTACTAATACCAGATACATTAACATCATCTAACTCAGTGTGTCCGTCTACATCTAGTGCTCCATTGGCATCAATAGCATCAGTAAATGTTGAAACACCTGTTACCTGCAATCCACCAGAAATAGTAGCATCAACAATAGTTACTGCATTAGGAAGTCCAATTTGAATTTGATTGTTTGATACTGTTGTATCTACTTCATTCGCAGTACCTGCAAATGTTAAAGTATCTGTTAAAAGAGCTACTGTATCAGTACTACCACTACCTGCAGCAATAGTAAGAGAAGCTGCGGCATCAATAAAAGATAAAACTCCACTAGCATTAGTAGCTATAACTTGACCACTAGACCCATCAGTTGCTGGTAGGGTATAAGTAAGACTAGCTGCTAAAGAAGCTGGTGCCTTTAATGAAATAGAATGTGTACCATTATCAGTACCTTCTAAAATATTCACAGATCCGCCAGTTGTTGCGGTTTCTTTTGTCCAATATCTATGTGAGCCTAAAAATTTATTAGTTGAAGTCTCAGAGGTTAAACCCACATACAAATCATAACTATCGGTAGCAAATCCAGGCTCTCCTGCTCTTAATCCAGGAAGATTTGCTAGAAGACCCCTTTTTAGCTGAATTACGGGAGCTGCCATCTTACACTACTATACGTTTTTATCTACATATATTTATAATTATGTAAATGTACCACCTTCAAGACCCTTAAATTCAAGTTTATTTATATCTATTACATCAAGCACTTCAGATATAACTGTCGAAGTGGCTGATGATATACTAAGAAAAGTATCAATATCTTTTAATACAAATTCACCAGAAGAATGTTCATAAGTCATCATATATTTTGATTTCGATGCATCTAAATCTCCAAAATTACAATCATCAGAATTTCTTATTTTAGTTGTCACCACGCACCCCCATCTAACTCAACATTATCAATTTGACCCAAATCAATCTCAGATTCCAATGTGGAAATAAAAGTATCTGGTAAATCACTATCTTCTACAGCTGTTTCTAATAAATCATCAGGTGATATTAATATAAATCTATCAGTTGAATTATCATAAGAAACTACCATACCATCTTTTGATGCATCAAGTGCTCCAAAACTAGTATCTCCCATCTCTTCAATTCTAGAAGGATTTCTGATAGATGCTATAACAACATCATTAGTAGATGGTTTGGTTGTTACTCTTGATGCTGATGACGATTTTCTAACTACTGACATTTTTTTAACCTGTAGTAATAGCAGATTCTACTATAGCCATACCCTCAACAAGTCTTGAAACTGATCCAGATGGAGAAACTAATCTAACATCATAATAATGTCTACCAGATTTTAGAGATGATGTTTTACCACCAGTCATAGCAATAGATACTTCTCCAGTGCTTCCAATAATATTCACTGTAAAAGAAGATGAAGTTGTAGAATCGTGATGCTTTTTTATTTCAGCACTTCCGACATATGAGGAAAGATTTGATGCAGATCCATCATTCTCCTTAGATTGAAAGGATTCCACAAAATCAGATCCTTGTGGGATAACTATGTTAATAACAGGAGTTGCTGCCATGATTTTTTTAACTATTTAGTTTCTTCTTGATCTATTTTATTGGATTTTAATAATTTCCCTAATTCTGCTGTAGATCCAATAAAAAGTGCATTATTAACAGTATTTGGGCCCTTTTCTTTTTGCTCCTCATTAACATCTTTTAATTTCTGTTGAAGAGTCATCAATTTGTCAGTTGCATCAGATACACTCTTAATCAACTGACCAGCAACCTCATAAGCTCTTGGTGTTTCAGATTCTTGAGCCAATTCAAGAATACCATCAATAGCTTCTTGGCCCTTTTCAATTATCGAATATAAATTCCCTCTTGTATATTCATAATCCTTTTCTACATCATCCTTTGCAAGGATATTAGGTTTTTTTCTCTCCTTTTTAACTACTTCAGTATCCACTACTTCATTTGAAATATTAAATTCTTTATTCAATCCACTATTTTCGTACATTTTTTTAAACCTTAAAATACATTACCATCAAATCCAAAATTATCCCCAAACTCTATAAGATCATTATCCTCTTGTGTGATGGTCTTAACATCGGATCCAGATACATGATTCTGTTGAGTAGTACTATCCTCACCTCTTCTTACAGTAATAGTATTTCCATCTATAGACTCAATATACATTTCTTCTGTACCAACATAGATATAAGTTTTTTTAGTGAGTGTACTACCATCAACAACATCAACACTAGTTTCAACCATATCAACATTTTTAGCTAATGTTGTTACTGTACTACCATTATAATCTTTAACTGCTCTGGGAGTTACGCTATATGTAATATCTCTTGATGGTGCCAAAGTCTTAGATTTACTTCCGGCAACATAACCAACACTAACCTTCTTAATAATATCACCAGTAACATCAGAGATTGGACCAAACAAATATGTTTTAGCTGTAAATTGTAATGTATAAACAAGAGCTCTTCTTGTATCAAAGTTTCCTTCATAATCATCTTCCATACTAATACTATCAAGTTGGATAGGAATATCTCTCTTTTCTTTTAATTCACCAAGAAACTTAATTGAAAGATTATAAGCTGGTTGAAAATATGGAAGAATTTGCTCAATAATCTGCAACATATCATCATTCATTTTAGTCATAATAGACAATTCAAATGACATATTATAAGGAACTGGTAAATATCCTTTTTTCAATTTAGTACCATCAGCACTCTGACTAATGAATGTCTGTGTTTGAGTTGATTTTCTTGATGGATCATATTGAAGACCTTTAAATTCAAATGACATTCTTGGAAGAGTCATTTGAATAGGATTATTCAAATCAGATTCTTGCTGTAATCTAGCTAGAAATTTCTGAGTCGGACCATAACCCAATGGAACTTTAATAACACTAGCAACATCATCCCCAGAGTCCTTATGTTGAACTTCAATCCCATTAAATAGGGATCCAAAACCAATAATGATAGACCTAAAGATCTCGTTATAAAAATACTCAAACATTATTCTTACTTTTTATATACTATTATTTAACAATTTTTTAAGGCATCCCAAATGGATTTGATTCTGTAAAATCTAGAATCTTGTCAGCTTCTGTTTCAAACTCATCATTCTCAGTAAATGGGGATACAATATCATCGGTATTTATATGGTTAACCATAAATTTAGCTCCAGAAGTTCCACCAACAAGCGACTCACCACGACTAAATTTACCACTAACAATACCAAGCTCAAGAACATTAGTAACACCACTCCATTGTTTCACTCTTGCAGTAGTTCCTGAAGTTTGTCCAGTAACTACTTCATTGAAGATGTAAGAACCAGTTCCAATACCAACACCTAATGCTGTCGGAGCTCCAATAATTACTGTTGGATTAGTTGTATATCCAACACCACCATAAGTTACATACACGGATGTAACAATACCAGCTGTATTGACATACCCAACACCTTTAGCATTTGAAGC